CCTCCGCGCCGAGATGGGCAAGTCGCTGTCCACCGTGAACACCGAGGCCCTGGCCGGGGTCGCGGCGTCGATGGACCGACTGAAGAGCCTGCTCGACTCCCTCTCCGCACCGGCGGACGAGGGCATCACCCCGGAGGCCATGGAGGCCGTCAAGCAGGCCCGCGCGGCGCTGCTGCGGTCGACGTTGTTCTCCACCATCACCGTCTGAGGAGACGATCATGAGCACCACTTTCCCCGCCCTGGTCGAGGCCCAGGGCAAGCTGAAGCACCGTCAGGACGAGCTCGGCCGCATCTTCGCCGAGGCCGGCCCCGACATCGACCTCACCAAGGTCACGGGCGTCGAGGGCGCCGGCGACTCCAAGTCGGTCGCCGAGTACATCACCAACCTGAACGCCGAGATGTCCGACCTGGGCGCGGAGATCAAGAGCCTCCAGGACGTCGCCCGGGCCGCGGAGGCCGTGAAGGCTCGCCGTGAGGCCGGCGACGAGGGCGGCGCGGAGACCGGCGCCGACGAGGCCACCAAGGGCCACAAGCCGAAGTCGTTCGGTGAGGAGTTCGTGAAGTCGGGCGCCTACGCTCGCAAGGGCGACTCCGCGACCCTCGACGTCGACCTGAAGACCCTCATGACCACGTCGGCCGGCTGGGCCCCCGAGACGACCCGCTCCGGGCTCGTCGTCGAGAACGCCCAGCGCCCCATCCAGGTCACCGACCTGATCCCGATGTTCCCCTGGAACCAGGCCGCCTACAAGTACATGGAGGAGACCACCTTCACCAACAACGCGGCCGAGACCTCCGAGGGTGGCACCTACGGCGAGTCTGCGTTCGCGCTGACCGAGCGTTCCTCCACCGTCCAGAAGATCGCCGTGTGGGTGCCCGTCACCGACGAGCAGCTCGAGGACGTCGACGGCATCGGGACCTACCTCGACAACCGGCTTCGGTTCCAGATCCGGCAGCGGCTCGACGGCCAGATCCTGACCGGCAACGGCACGACCCCGAACCTGCGGGGCGTGAACAACGTCGTCGGCATCCAGACCCAGGCCAAGGGCGCCGACCCGACGCCGGACGCGGTCTACAAGGCGATCGTGCTCGTCCGGGTCACCGGCCGCGCGTTCCCCGACGCCGTGGTCATGCACCCGCTGGACTGGCAGGACATCCGCCTGCTCCGCACCGTCGACGGCATCTACATCTGGGGCAACCCCAGCGAGGCCGGCCCGGAGCGGATCTGGGGCATCCAGGTCGTCCAGTCCGACGCGCAGACCCAGAACACGGGCGTCGTCGGCGACTTCGGGAACTTCTCGTTGCTCGCGGTGAAGCGCGGCATCGAGGTGAAGGTCTCCGACTCGCACTCCACGTTCTTCGTGGAGGGCAAGCAGGCTGTCCGCGCCGACATGCGCGCCGCCCTGGCGTTCACCCGCCCGGCCGCGTTCTGCACGGTCACCGGCATCTGACACCACCGCTGGGCGGCCCCAGGAGGGGTCGCCCAGCACCCGGTTCAAGGAGGACCACATGCCCATCATCCCCTCGACTGGCGGCAGCATCCTCGGTGCCGACGGTCTCCAGCGGACCATCGTCAACGCCGGTGCGCCGGCGGCCAACGCCTACGCCGGCCAGGTCGCCCTCGGCGGCCTGCTCGTCGACGTGACGAACGCGAAGCTCTACATCTGCACCGCCACGAACGGCACGTCGACCGCGACGTGGACGGTCGTCGGGGCCCAGACCTGATGGGCCGCCTCTGGTCCACCGAGGCCGGCGACCTCGTCGAGGACGGCCACCCGGACGCCCGGGTGCTGGCCTACGGCGAGGCCGACGAGGTCCCCGGCGACGCGAACATCCGATCCACCAAGCAGGCCAAGGCGCCCCGCGACAAGCAGGCGCCCAAGCCGGCCAACAAGTAGAGGAGGAGATCCCCATGGCCGTCCTGGAGCTCGGCGCCGTGAAGACGGCCCTGGGGATCGAATCCACCAAGCACGACGCCCAGCTGCAGCTGCTGATGCATCGCGCCGAGCAGTACGTCGCGACCCGCTGCGGCCCCCTCGAGCCCACCACGGTCACCTCCCGCGTCGAAGGCGACACGAACCAGCTGATCCTCCCCAAGGGGCCCGTCCTGTCGGTGACCTCGGTGACCGGCTACTCCGGGACGCTGGTCGACCCGTCGATCTACTGGGTCGACAAGGGGATGGTGTGGAGCCTGACCGAGTTCGGTGAGGACTTCTACGACGTCGTCTACTCGATCGGCCGCGCCGTCGGCGAGTGTCCCGGCGACCTGATCGACGCGGCCACGAACATGGTCCGCCACTTCTGGCGCCCCAACCAGGGCCCGGTCGGCGGCCGGCAGGGCGACACGAAGGACGCCATGGCGGCGCTGCGGCTCGCGCAAGAGCAGATGGCGCCCTACCGGCGCCGGCGGGTGCTGACCTGATGGCCTTCTCTGTCGCCCCCGACCTGATCGAGGCCATCGTCGCCTACGCCCAGGACGCCCTCCCCTACGTGAACGTGTCCGACGGGTTCACCGTCAGCAGCGACGCCGGGGACACCCTCATGATCGGCGTGGACGACCCGAACGTCGACGGCGCCCAGTTCTCCGTCGAGGGCGAGCGGGACTTCGTGAACGGCGGCCTCGACGGCATCATCGCCGAGACCGGCGAGATCATCTGCGCCGCCACAGCCTGGATCGGCGACGACGACCAGGCCACCCCCCGCCGCCGGGTCTACGACATCGCCAGCAAGGTCGCCGACCTGTGCGCGACCCGGGGCGCCACCGACCCGGCGTTCGGTGTCGAGCGGGCCCTGTGGACCGTCGCTGGCCGGCGCCACCAGCTGTTGCAGATCGCCGGCGACGGCGGTCGGGCGGCGCTCCTGATCTTCCGCATCTACTACGAAGGCCGACCCTGAGAGAGGTATGACATGGCCAAGGTGAAGAACGTCTCCGGTGACGCGTGGGTGGACGTGGAGACGAACACGCGTGTCGCGAAGGGCGGCACCCTCGAGATCCCCGATGGGCGGGCCTGGGGCTACTGCCAGATGGAGTCCATCTGGAAGGCGGCCGACAAGGCGACCGCTGATCTGGCCGAGTCGCAGCGACCGGTCGACCCGAGTGTTGTGGCGGAAGAGCCCGCCGCTGAGCCGTCCGACGTGACGGAGAAGGAGAACTGACGTCATGGCGATCGGTTCGGGCGCTGGCGCCTACTTCGGTATCTCCCCGGAGGTCACCCCCGGGACCTATGTGGCCCCGACGCGGTTCCTGCCGGGCAACTTCACGGTGAAGCGTGAGCACCAGACGGTCCCGGTCGGCGGGTACGCCGCGGCTGGTCGTCTCGCTCCGGTCGACGAGATCGAGACGCAGCTGTGGGGCACCGGCCACTATGAGGGCGAGGTGCTCCGGACCGGAATGGGGCTGCTGCTGCAGCACGTCACGGGCGGCTCCGCGGTCCCGGTGCAGCAGGGCGTGACGACGGCGTACCTGCAGACCCACGTCGTGGGCGACAACTACGGCAAGGGCCTGTCGGCGCAGGCGGTGGTCCCGAACACCGCCGGGACGCTGTACCCGTTCACGCTGTACGGGTCGAAGGTGGCGTCGGCGACGTTCTCGTGCGCGAAGGGCGAGTCGCTGAAGGTCGCGGTCGACCTGTGGGGTAAGAAGATGGACCAGGTCCAGACCGCCGCGGCGTCGGGGTACACGGCCACCCAGGCGGCGCTGCCGTTCAACTGGACCCAGATGAACCTGAAGCTGGGGACGTTCAACTCGGAGGCGGCGACGTCGGGCGTGAAGGGCGTGTCGGTCACGATCGGCCGGTCGATGAACGCCGACGACAGCTTCTATGCCGGTGGGCAGGGGTACCCGTCGGAGCCGGTGATGTCCGCCGGTGACCTGGCGTCCCTCATCCCGATCACGGGGACCGTCGACATCGACCTGATGACGAAGGCCGAGTTTGTGGACCGGTTCATGGGCCACACGAACACGTCGCTGCTGTGGGACTTCATCCACTCCACGGCGATCGCGTCGACCTACTACCCGACGTGGTCGCTGCAGACCCCGAAGGTGTACTTCGACACCACCGGAATCGACGTGTCGGGTGCGAACGTCATCAACGCGTCGGTGCCGTTCAAGGCGTTCGTGGACACCACGAACGGCTACGCCACCATGAAGTACATGTCGACGGACACCGCCATCTGACGATGGTGGCGTTCCGTCCGATCCAGCAGTCGTCGCATGACCTGGCCGTCCTGGCCGACCTGTTCAAGCAGGCCGGCCGGGGCGACCTGCGGCGGATGCTGCTCGCGCGGATCCGGACCGCTGGGAAGCCGACGATCGCGGCGGTGCAGGCGCGCGCGAGGGCGACGCTGCCGCGGTCGGGTGGGTTCGCTGACCTGGTGGCCGCGAACGTGGGGACACGGTCGTCGCTGTCGAGCTCGGGCGCGTGGGTCCGGGTGAAGCGGAACAAGTCGATCCCCACGGACCGGACGCTGGTGGGGATCGACGCCACGGGGACGTGGCGTCACCCCGTGTACGGGAACCGCGACGTCTGGACCGAGCAGACCGCTTCGGCGGCGCGCGGCTACTTCACCCGCACCATCGACGGGAAGGCGCCGGAGTTCCGGTCCGCTGTCCTGCAGGCGATGGACGACCTGACCGCACGACTCAGGAAGGGCGTCTGATGCCCGTACTCACCTACACCGCGGACGGCGCCGAGCCGGAGCGGTTCGAGTTCTCGTTCGGTGACCTGCCCTTCCCGGAGGTCACGGCCCTGGAGAAGCTCACGGGGAAGAACTGGGGCGACATCGAGTCCGCCTACTGGGCCGACAACTTCGAGGTCCAGGGGAACCTGCTGCTGGTCCTGATGCGACGCGGCGAGCCCGCGTTGACGATGGAGCAGCTCGACCTGCGCCCCCGACAGCTGGCGTTCGACGTGACCGCGGAGGAGCGGGCCGCGTTCGTGCGGAACATGCTGGCCAGGCCGGACCTGTCCGAGGACCAGCGGGCCGCGTTGAAGGCCCTCGGGTTCACCGACGGCGACGAGCCCCCGGCCGAGGTCGCGGAGGACCCAAAAGCATGACCTTCCGCCGGCGGCGTCTGCTGCCGGCGTTCGCGGTGCGGTTCGGGTGGACCCCGCGGCAGGTCGACGAGCTGTCGGCCGACGAGTTCGAGCTGTTCGAGGCCGTGATCGACCACATGACCAAGGGAGGGTGATGTGAGCTCGTCGACGTCGACCCTCGCCTATGACATCATCGCCCGCGACCGGGCGTCGTCGACGTTCTCGAAGATCGGCCGCGCCGCGGGGGCCCTCGGGGTCGGACTCGGCACCATCCAGCTCGCGAACTTCGTGAAGGACTCTGTCCTCGCGGAGGCGACGTTCTCGCAGACGATGGCGTCGGTCCAGGTGAACGCGAACCTCGGCTCCCGGGCCCTGGGGCAGATGTCGGACCTCGCACTGAAGTTTGGGCAGGACACCGTCTACTCGGCGAACGAGGCCGCGCAGGCGATGCTGGAGCTGTCCAAGGGTGGGATGACGGCGGCGCAGATCAAGGCCGGCGCCCTGAAGTCGACCCTGAACCTCGCGGCCACTGAGGGGATCGCGCTCGGGGACTCCGCGACCATCGTCGCGCGGACCCTGAAGACCTTCGGCCTGAACGCTGGGGACGCGAACAAGGCCGTCGACATGCTGGCCGGCGGCTCGCTCGCCTCCACCGCTGGGGTCCAGGATCTCGCGGACGCCCTGAAGTACGTCGGGACGACGGCGCGGACCTCCGGCTACGGACTGTCCGACACCGTGACCGCGCTGGCCGCCCTGACGGACTCGGGGATCTCCTCGACGACCGCGGGCACGGCGCTGAACCGGATGCTCCTCGGGCTGACCCTGGGCACCACGAAGGCATCCCAGACCGCCAAGGAACTGGGGCTGTCGTTCACCGACGCCAAGGGCAACCTGTTGCCGATGGTCGACGTCGTGAAGCGGCTGCAGGACGCCTTCCAGGGCATGTCCACCAGCCAGCGGAACAACGACCTGAAGAAGATCTTCGGGGTCGAGGGGATGAGGGCCGCGAACGTCCTCATCGAGCAGGGCGTGAAGGGCTGGGAGAAGTACAAGGGCGCGGTCGACCAGACCGGGCAGGCCGCGAAGATGGCCGATGCTCGGATGTCTGGGACGAAGGGCGCCCTCGAGCAGCTGTCGGGGTCGATCGAGACCGCGCAGATCAAGCTCGGGAAGGCTCTCGCGCCGGCTGTCCAGGACGTCGCGAACGGGCTCGCCGACAACCTCGGGCCGGCCATGGACGACGCGATCCAGCTCGGCGGCGACCTCGTCCACGCCGTGTCGCCCCTGGTCGACATCCTGAAGCTTGTCGGCGGGGCCGCTGGTGACGCGGCGGGATTCTTCATGGACCTGCCCGGCCCGGTGAAGTCGCTGGTCCTCGAGGCTGGCCTGGCAGCCGCGATCATGCCGCGCCTGTCGTCGGGGATCGGGATGGCCGCCTCCGCGATGCGGAACGGCGCCACCTACGCCCGGGTCATGGCGCTTGAGCTGACCGACGTCAGCACGCGGGGAAACCTCGCGTCGACCGCAATGTCGAAGCTGTCCGGCGCCGCGAAGCAGGCCGGCGGGGTCGGCGGGATGCTGCTCCTCGCGCACGGCGCGCAGGAGACGAACACGAAGCTCGGTGCCCTGGAGGGTATCGCGGGCGGCGCGTTGACGGGGTTCGCGGCTGGCGGGCCGTGGGGTGCCGCGATCGGTGCCGGTGCTGGGCTGCTGATGGGGTTGGCGGGAAGCACGAAGAGCGCGGCGGACGCGGCGAAGCAGGCGCAGCCCGACTTCGAGGGCCTCGCGGCGTCCCTGGACCAAGTGACCGGCGCGACCACCAGGGCAACCCGCGCGCAGATCTACGACGACCTCGAGCGGTCCGGCGCCCTGAAGACCCTGAACCAGTACGGCGTGGCGTCGCGGACCGCGGTCGACGCCGTCCTCGGCCACGGTGACGCGCTCCACCAGGTGCAGGCCATCCAGGCCTCGGCGACCGCGGAGATCCGGAAGAACACCGCGCAGATCGAGGCGAACAACGCCCAGATCGAGGCCTTGAACTCGAACACCGAGACGCAGACGGTCGCGGACCTGGAGAAGATCGACGCGCTCCACAAGGAGAACGCGGCTCTGAATGACCGGAACCGGAAGCTGAAGGACAGCGCCGACTTGGTCGACTCCGAGATCGGTGGGTTGCGGGAGTCGCAGAAGGCGGTTCGGGCGAAGGCGGCGGCGGTGGAGTCGCTGAACAAGCTCTACAAGGGGCTCCCGAAGGACGTTCGGACCGAGATCAAGGCCGACGGGATCCCGAAGACCGCGGCCGACGTGGAAGCACTCATCGCGCAGTACGACCTCACCCCGAAGCAGATCCAGTCGCTGTTCAAGGCCGCCGGAATCGACAAGAGCGTCGCCGACATTCGACGCCTGGTCGCGGCGGAGCAGCAGTACAAGGACAAGACGGTCACGATCACCACCGAGTACCGCAGCCTCCACACGTCCGGCCCGGGCCCGACCCGTGGCCGTGGCGACGACAACATGCCCTCGGGCGTGTCGCCGCGGACCG